GGTCGTGACCGCGCCGGAGGAGCCCGTCGTGATCACGGTCCTCTGGAACCGGAAGGACCGCTGGGAACGCTAGACGGCGTCGAGGCGGCGGGGCGGCTCCCACCTAGGGGCTCGCTCCGCCGCCTCCGTCATGCGTGCCGCGACCTCGTCGAGCGACTCCTCGCGGGCGTCGGCGTAGACGTCGAGCGTCATCGTGTAGGAGCCGAGGGCGTGCCCGAGCATCGTCTGGACCGCCTTGACCGGGGCGCCGGACTCGACGGCGAGGGTCGCTGCCGTATGCCGGAGCCCGTGCGGGGTCGTCCGGGGCAGCCCGGCCCGCTCGCAGGCGGGGGCGAGGATCCGGCGGGACCACCCCGAGGAGCGCAGAGGGAGGCCCGTAGCGCCTGTGAAGACGCGGGGGGTAGTCCGGGGCAGGGTCTCGAGGGCTAGGGCGGGAGGGGCCGCGAGAGGGACGGCGCGGGCTTGGTGGGACTTCGGCGTGTCCGGGTACTGCCTCCCGTCGACCTCGACGATCGTCTCCTCGACCCGGATCCGGCGCCGGAGGAGGTCGACGTCGACCCACCGGAGCCCCGCTGCCTCGCCCCACCGGAGTCCCGTGTAGGCGAGGACGAGGACAAGAGCCCGGTCGAGCGGTCCGCCGATCTCCCCGGCGGCGTCGGCGAGCGCGGAGACCTCGCCGTGCCCGAGGACCGGGTACGCGCGGCGGCGGGGCATCCGAGGCAACTCGACGCCCCGCGCAGGGTTAGCCGGGATCCGCCGGTCGGCGACGGCGTCGTCGAGGATCGAGGAGAGAAGCCCGTGCGCCTGCCGGGTCCGGCTCGGCGAGTACCGGGCGGAGAGGTCGGCGACCCATACGGCGACGTCCGTGTGCGTGATCGCCGCGACGGGCACGCGCGACCATCTGGGCTCGAGGAGGGTCCGCCAGAGCCCGGCATATGACGCGGACGTCGTCCGCTTCCGCGTCTTCGAGATCCGCTCGAGGTAGGGCTCGGCGACGTCGGCGATCGTCGCGCGACCGGCGGCAGGGTCGACGTAGGTCCCCGCATAGAGCGACGTCGTCAGGCTCGCGAGGTATCGCTCAGCGTCCGCCTTGCGTGCGAACGATCTCGAGCGGTGATGCCCCTGCGGGTCGCGCCAGCGGACGCGCCAGCGGAGACGGTCGCCCGTGCCACGGTCCTCAAGACTCGCCACGGCGTGCCGCTCCTAGTCCGTCGCGGACGTCTTCGCGGAGCGCGGAGTCCCAGTACCAGACGCCGGAGGGCGGGCGGTAGGTCAGGTTGATCGCGAGGAACAGGGGCATCGTCGGGTCCTGCTCCCCGCGCTCGAGCGCATAGATCGTCCTCGCGGAGACCTCGATCCCTGCCGTCTCCCGGATCGCGGCTGCCGCGTCCTCGACGCGATCGAAACCCGCGATGACTCGAGCGGCTCGAGCGAGCCTGCCGAACTTCTCCCTGTCGATGATCTGCCCGTCGGTCATAACCCCGAGAGTCTAGCGTCCCGGTAGCGGGAGCGTCCCGTCCGAGCAGAGTACGCCGGAGCCGCGACGCGCCGACGATACCCCCCCGCTAGACCTTAGAACCTATGCACCGCTACCGTTGACCTAGCGCGGGCATGACATACGCCCCGCGTCCCTGGTATCAACCGGGGAACTACGAGAGGAGCAGGACACCCCCGATGAAACTCGTCCTCGACCGCGACAGCCTCCGCTCCCGGAGACTCCTCGCCGGTCTCACCCAAGTGCAACTCGCCGCCAAGGTCGGCGTGCACCCGATCACGATGGTCCGCTACGAGACCGGAGCGATGGCGGCGCGACCCGACAAGGTCGCCCGACTCGCGAAGGCTCTCGGCTGCACCGTCGCGGACATAGCCCATGTCGAGAGCGCCTGACCCGATGACGCTCTCCGTCAGGGAGACCGCCGACCACCTCGGCGTAGGCCGGAACACGGTCTATGACCTCATCCGGGCAGGCGACCTCCCGCACATGCGGATCGGACGGACGATCCGCGTCCCCCGTCAACAACTCGCCGCGTGGATCGCGGCACGCACGGAAGGCAGCAGCGCATGGCAACTCACCCGATGAGAGGGATCGGAGTCCTAGTCAAACTCTCCGCCCTCTCCCGATCCCCGCACGCGCAGGCGTGCATCGACCTCGACCGGAGCGCCGTCGACCTCGAGCGGCTCGAGGACTTCGGCTGGTCCTCCGGGGAGCGCGTCCTCGTCGACCTCGTCCGCGAGATGTACAACGGCAGCGGACACCGAGGCGTCGCCGACCTGACGACGCTCGACGACGACAACCGGCGCGTCGCGATCATGGCCCTCGAGTCCTGGCTAGTCGAGGGAGAGGCGTCGGCATGAGCAACCTCCGGATCCCTCTCCTCCCCTACGCCGGGACCTCCGGCTGGTCGGGCTCCGCGACCTCGCAGTCCCGCGCCGTCAACGCGGACCGGGACGGCACGACCTCCGCGCATCAGCGGCAGGCACTCGAGTCCCTCTCCGGGCGCGGCAGCGACGGCGGCACCTGGCGAGAACTCGCCGACGAGTACGGCTGGCACCACGGCACCGCCTCCGGCGTCCTCTCCGTTCTCCACAAGGAGGGCGTCATCGCCCGGCTCTCGACCTCGAGGTCGCGCTGCAAGGTCTACGTCCTGCCCGACTACGTCGACGGCAGGGAGACGGAGCAGCACGGACGGAAGCCCCGCCCCTGCTCGAACTGCGGGCACACGGAGTGAGCATCATCCGAGCGCCCCGACCGGAGTCGGGCTTCGTCCAGATCCGCAACGAGGTCGCCCGCGACTCGAGGCTCTCCTACAAGGCTCGAGGGATCCTCATCGAGATCCTCTCTCGACCGGACAACTGGGAGACCTCCGCCGACGCTCTCGCCGCCGCCGGTCCCGACGGGAGGACCGCCGTCCTCTCCGGGCTCCGCGAACTCCGGGAGCACGGCTACCTCCTAACGACTCGGATGCGGCTCCCTGACGGGACCTTCAACACGGTCTCGACGGTCTATGACACGCCTCGACCGGAGTCAGGTATTCCGACGTCGGATAACCCGACTTCAATAGAACACAGAGATAAGAACACTATCTCTCTCTCTCCTAACGGAGAGAGAGAGCGCACGGAGGGGCAGCGAGTCAACGCTCTCGCGAAGGTCTACACGGACCTCGTCCCGCTCTCGAACTTCCCGGCGGTCGCCGGAGTCATCCGCAAGGCGGTCCGCGTCGGCATGTGGAGCGACGAGGATCTCGCCGCCGCGCTCGAGCGCCTCGGGCACGACGGCAGGGCGGTGACGACGGACGCACTCCGCTACGAACTGACGGGCTTCCCCGGTCGGCAGACGAACCGGGCGCGGGCTCTCGAGGCAGGGGTCGAGCGGTCCCGGCGCCTCGCCGCCGCCGAAGGCACGCGCGTCTGGGAGGTCGAGGCATGACCCCCTCCGAGGTCTCCTGGCTCCTCCTCGCGATCCGCGCGGTCGACGATCGCGTCTCCGACGACGACGCGCGGCTCGCCGCCTGGTCCGCGATCCTCGACTCACGGGTCACCTTCGAGCACGCCAAGGACGCGGTCGTCCAGCACTACCGGCGGGAGACCCGCGTGATCATGCCCGCCGACGTCAACGCGCACGCGAGGGCTCTCCGGCAGCGGGAGCATGAGCAGAACACCCGGGCCGCGATTACGGCAGGGACGGGCGTCCCGATGCCGCCGGAGGTCCGGAAGCGACTCGACGCTCTACTCGGGAGGAAAGATGCCGACTGAAACACCGCGCCCGAATACGGCGCCCTGGTCGACGGAGGAACTCCGGACGCTCCGGGAGAACGCCCACCACGGCGCCGCGACCGTCGCCGCGATCCTCGGACGGACGGAGGCATCCGTCTGGTCCGCCGCGAAGCGATACCGCGTCAGTCTCCGGCGCCGAGGCGAGACCCGGGGCCGGATCCTCGGGCAGCGCGGCGCCTGGGCAGCGATCTCGAGTGTCGACGGCGCCCGCCTCGACCTGATCCGCGCCGAGGTCCTCGAGGGCATCCTCGACGTCGCCGCGCTCGAGGCTCGGATCCGGGAGGAGCATCACGGACCACGCCGCCCCCTCTGCCCCGCCTGCGGGCAGCGAGCGCAGGAGCGACCCGCGACCGGGCTCTGCGAGGTCTGCCACCTCCGGGAACTCGCCCGCGCTCACCGGGACGAGGTCGAGCGGCGAGAGGCTCGCCGGGAACTCTGGCAGGCGCGGCAGGACAAGCACCGACGCCGGAAGCGGGCCGAGTCGTGATCGGCTCCGCCTGCCTCGTCTGCGGGACCCGGATCCCTGCCGGGACCTCCCGGTGCGCCGAACACGCGGACACGAAGTACCGGACCCGGTCGTCGTGCGTCGAGTGCGGGACCCCGATCATCGGCGGGCCGTACTGCGAGGCGCACAAGCCGAAGCCCGTAGAGTCCGCTCGAGCCCGCTACCGGCAGGGATACCGGGACCCGAACTATCACCGGGAGAGGCAGGCAGCCCTGACGCGATCGCGGGGCGCGTGCGAGCGGTGCGCGAGTCCCGGCCCGCTCGAGGTCGACCACATCGTGCCGCTCCGCGACGGAGGACCGAATACCCGCGCCAACCTTCAAGTCCTCTGCGTGCCGTGTCACAAGGCGAAGACCCGTGTGGATCGTCGGCGTCGCGGGTGACGCGTGTCCCATCGTCCCGGGCACGATGAAGAGATCACAGAACGGTTGGCCCGCGTCTCCCGATCCCGATGACCTCGACCTCGTCTGGATCACCGTCGCCACGCGCCGGTTCCGCGTCAAGCGTGTCGCTGCTCCGCTGTTCAAGTACGTCATCCGGCGCTGGCACCGCGAGGTCTCGCCGCTGACCGGCGGCGTGATGGATGAGTGGTCGTATGCGTACCGCGAGATCCGTGGCTCGACGTCGGGCACGCTCTCGAATCACTCGAGCGGGACGGCAGTCGACCTCGACGCGACGGAGTTCCCGATGGGTGTCCGGCGTATGACGCGGCGGCAGCGGTGGCGCGTCCGGAGGATCGTCAAGGCGACCGGAGGGCAGATCCGGTGGGGAGGCGAGTGGGGCTTCCCGGACGAGATGCACCTCGAGTTGGCGCCGGGGACGACTCCCTCGAGCGTCAAGCGCCGAATCGGACAAATGCGGCTGCCGGCCACGGGCACATAACGATCCGGTAACAGGAGCGGCGAGCCTGTGGCGGACTGTCGGACCCCGCGACTAGCGTTGTCCCCGTAAGCAACCCCGAGAAGCGATAGGAGCAACCCCGATGAACACACCGACCGCAATCGACACGGCGACCGGCCCGACAGGTCGCCCGTACAACGTCCGACTCGTCGAGCAGGGCGAGCAGTACGGGCGCAACGGATGCCTGACGCACGACGACCCCCGGCCCGTCGTCGAGTTCTATGACGCGACCTATGCCGGGAAGTGCCCCGACGAGTTCAGCGGACACCTTGGTCAGTTCGTCTCCCGCTACTACGTCTTCACGCTCGAGGAGACGGACTGGCGCACGATGAGCGCCCTCGACCTCGACGGCGGCATCCCGGAGTGGAAGGTCACGGGGCAGTCCGTAGCCGACGCGCTCGACACGATCCGGGCGGAGGTCGCCCGATGAGCGCCGACCGCACGACCGTCGAGGTCTCCCGCGCGATGTTCATCTACACCCTCGACCGCAGGGCGGCGAGCGACCTCATCCGCGACCTCGCCCACGCTCTCGCGACAGAGGACACGATCGAGATGCAGGCGATCATCTGCCCCGGCAGGGAGGCGGGCGAGCGCGAGATGCGCGTCGGCGTCCGTACCTCGATCGGGTCCTATGGCGGGCCGCTGCTCTACTCCGTCGCCGAGATCGCGGGAGAGGCCCGATGAAGATCACGATCCGTCGCGTCAAGTCCGACCCCTCGACCTGGGATGACCCGCAGCCCCCGAACGACTGCGACAACTGTCACCGCCCGATGAACACGATCTACAAGCAGAAGGATGGGCACTACTTCTGTATGCCCTGCCGCGACGCCCGCTAGACGTCCGGGGCGGGCGGGCCGGTGCCTCCCCCGCCCGCTCCGGGCACCAACCCCTACAACCGGAAGGAACCCCGAGTGAACCGACGACCACCCGACCTGACAATCTCGATCGACAACGGGATCGACAGGCTCGAGTACCGGCTCTGCACGATCTGCGAGACGTTACAGACGCGGATCTTCTCGAGCCTGCCCGTCGTCTGCGAGGACTGCCACAAGGTCGTGACGCGATG